ACTACCACTCTAGAGAATAGGTAAAAATGTCAAGTTATAACTCACCACTACCAGTGGGTTCAGACCTAGCTACTGGCGCTTACGCCATTGCTGTCGGTAACACCCCAGCTGGAACTAACAACGTCGGTAACTCTACCGACTCAGCAGGAAACGTTCGAGTAGATTTCGTATGGGGTAACTACCCTATGCAGCCAAACGACGAGCGCACAGACGGAGGCACTACAACTGTTGTAGCTGCTGATGCAAGCCAGAACTACGACTGGTCTGGCTACACCACCAACCCAAGCGCACGTCTAGTCCCTGCAACTAGCAATAACCACACAGTTGCAGAAGCTGAATGGAACGATTACCCATCATTCCTACCAGGCGCAGGTAACTACATGATTACAGCAGCTTCAGGTAACGGCACAACTGTTACATACACATCACAGAACAAGCTTTCAGCTGGCGACGTTGTAAACATCACAGGCCTAACAGCCTCTGCATACAACCTATCTTCAGCAACAGTTGCTTCAGCAGACGCACTAAAGTTCACAGTAACTAACGCAGCTAACGCTGGTGAAATTACAGGACAGTGGTACGGCAAGGTTCAGCCAACAAACGCTCTTACAGCATATGACGGCGCTGGAATCACATTCATCGTAGTACCTAACGTACTTGGTGAGACAACAGCTCTAGCTCTTGATGAGCTTAAGGACGCTGGTTACGAAGCAGCTAACATCACTACAGCTTCAGCAGCTACAAACGCAGCTGTAACCGTTACAGCAGCAGCACGCACAGCTGGTCAGACAACCACAACCATTACCGCAGCCTCACACGGCTATGTTACTGGCAACAAGGTCACGCTTTCTTCTGTCGATGCTTCAGTCAACGGCACCTACACAGTTACACGCCTTACAGACAACACCTTCACAGTTACAACCACAGCAACCACAGTCTTGGCTCTTTCAGCTATTACAGGTTCAGTTGTGGCAGTTGCTGGAACTATCAAGTCCCAGACAGTTGCGGCAGGAACAGCAAATGTTCTTTCAACAGCAACAATCTCAATTACACCTTGGGCAACAGCTTCATAAGCACCCAAGCAAAAAGCCCCCAGCCAATGGCTGGGGGCTTTTTTATTTAAAGGGTTATTAGTTAGGGAACGCCTTTAGGTGTTCCTCGTATCTTTTTCCATTCGTCTGGCCTGGGTACACTTTCCAGGAGGACCAGTCTTTTCCACCGTTAGTCATGTAGAAAGCTATTTCTGCATTAACCACGGGGTCAAAGAGTTCCTTATTTGTTTTGAGGTCAAATTTCTCCCGTCTATCTTCTCCGAGACTTCCCAGCATATTAATCTGGAACATCCCGTAGGAATTGTCACCTGTGGAGACATCTCCGTTATGGGCTAAGGGGCGACCGTTAGATTCTTTCTTAGCAACCGCGTAGGCGACCTTGAGGGCTTTTCCCTCAAAACCAACCGCGCTAAGCAGGTCAACTAGTTCTGTATCTGACAGTTCTTTTGCTCCTCTGTACTGGTCAAGTGGGTCCACAGCATCTACTTGTACTGTTACAGTCGTCCCATCCGCTTCATTTGCGTTAGCAATTGCGTGCGGTAGGCCTCCTATCAACAGTGTGTACATTGCAAATACAGCCACTTTATCCATTGTATCTTTTCTGATATTAAGCATTTGATTGCTCCTCTCAGTAGCAAAAGGCTCCATTACTGGAGCCTTTCAAGAACTAGACTGCCACAGAGTTACGGCAAGAGTCAAGCCGAAGTAAATATATTTTGTTTAATGTGACAAAAACGTTATTTAAGTATTTACTATATGTACGTATTTCCGCATTTTTTATGCATATCGGACGACACATATCAATACTCTATATTAGAAAGAGAATGAGATATGTCATTAGTTGAATGGGCTGGCGTCCTCTCAGGATTCGCAGCTTTTGGAGCTGCTATCATCGCAGCCACATCATGGGTATTAAAGTCATACCTGAAGAACTTTGTTCACGAACTTAAGCCCAACGGCGGGGGCAGTATGAAAGATACCGTCAATCAAATCCACTCAGAGATTACTGAGCTACGTATTAGCGTCGCTAAGCTGGAAGGCCAGTTCACCCAGCACCTAGCGGAAATTGGAAAGAACGAGTAGTATTCCTATACCCCCACTATCACAAGGGGTAAAAGGAGCAAGATGAATAAAGAACAACTAGTAGCAGCTGCAGGGTCATATATCCGCGCTGCGCTCGCTTCCGTTGTAGCACTATACATGGCAGGTCAGACTGAGCCTTCAGTACTCGTTAATGCGTTTATTGCTGGTCTAGTCGGTCCTCTAGCCAAGGCCTTAAATCCTAAAGATAAGGCTTACGGAATCGGAGCTTCCAAGTAAACTAGTGGGAGGGCGGCAAACCGCCCTCCCATTTTTATTAGGAGGACCCGATGGCAAAAGTAAAATGCGATAACTGTGATAAAGATGCTCTATATACACATGCAGACCCTGGAGTAAACCCAGTTAATTACTGTGCACCTTGTTTACCAAACTGGTTACAAGCACGTGCTGATAGCGGTCACTTCCCGCTTGTAGAATTTATTGAAGAGAAGCCGTCTAAAAAGAAGGCTACAAAAGAAGAAGAGCCTGTAGAGGAACCTAAGGCCGAGTAATGTTTGATGAGCCAATCTTCGCAGTACGCGTAGATAGACGACAGGCCGTTCAAACCCACCCCGTTCCTAAAAAGGTAACTGCCCCTAGAGGTCCGTTTCCTGATGAGATGTTCGCTGAACCTGAGATTATTAGCGCGTCTGAACATGTAGAGTTTGAACCTGGCGCTACTGCACAAAACAACTTTAAACCAGAGAAGTACCTTCGCTGTGCCCGTTGTTTGGTGAGAGTAAGAGAGTCTGAAACCGAGGACCATATCTGTGGCTAAAAACAAAAAGGGTCGTTACTTTGAAGACCAAGAAGAGCGGTTTAATAGAATCCTAAACCTTGCTCAAGGTATGGCCGATAAGATTGGTGTCGAAACCCCTGTAGACCAGCGCTTCCAAGTTGCTGTTCCATCAGAGGGGTTTAAGCAGCTAGCTGCTAACACTACAAACCCAATACGACCAAGAGCAAAGGCAATTGCTTATGATTTTGATAAGCGCTCTTTATATGTTGTATTTAGGGATGGTGCATGGTGGGAGTATGAAAACTGCCCAGTGTCGCACTTTGAAAACTTAAAGAACACCGACTCTACTGGCAAGTACCTAGCGTCAAGTGGTTTAGACCGATGGCCGCATATGGGACCAGCAGACCCATTAGAGATGACAGAAGAGCAAAGAACAAGATTTGAGTACGCTGCTGAGTCTTCTGCTAGACTTCAACAGACCTTAATATTAGAAGAAGGCTTAGACGAGAGACGGCAACAAGGCGACTAATGCAAACTATCGGACCACTATACGGCGGAAAACTACGATACTGGCATAAAAAACTATTGCCTGTGGTAGAGGTCGGCTCTACCCAAGAAACTGATTACCCATTTAGAAAAGGTAAGTGTCTAGTCTTTAGGTTGCCTTTTACTGAGCCTGGTTACTATGTTGGCCTTTTTTATAAAAGACCTGTAATATCCCTTGATGACGATGAGGCTATCGATAGGATAGTCTTAGACGCTATGAAGGGTAGAAAAGCTTGGGTACCAGAGGACGGTAAATATGATGAGTTTTTTTAAAAAGGAACCTTGGGATAAGCCCTTTCCAGAAAAGCTGGCAAAAAGGGTTTCCAGGATACCTACAGGAGAGCTTGAGTCCTGGATTGACCAGGCGCTAACTGAAGTTGGCAAATGCCTGTCTATGTACACAAAGAGCAGAGACTCCGTATATTTGGAAGAGGCCTTAAAGGGTGCTGAAGCCGTCCATGCTGTAACCCACGAGTTGCACGCACGCATGACTCGCTGATATACTATATCTACCTCTCTCTTCTACTTCCGTGTGATGGTGCAAAAACCCTGTGCTTACCAGCACAGGGTTTTTGTTTTACTCTAGACTAAGGTTATTATGGACAACAACATTGTGTTAGAAGAAGATGAAGATGAGTTCCTACCTGACATCCCAGAGGAAGTAGAGCCCGAGGATGAAGAGGTAGAACTTGATGAACTGTCTAAAGAGTTTGTAAATAAATTAATAGACCGTTGCATTGAGTTTATGAACGCCCTAGTTGGGCATGAGCTACACCCTTATCAAATGCCGCTTGCGCGTCGTATCATTGAGTCTGTACTTATTAACGACGGTGAAGAAATAACTGCATTAGCAGCACGTCAGTCAGGTAAGTCTGAAACAATTGCTAATACCGTAGCAACGCTAATGGTGCTTTTGCCACGCCTTGCAAAGATGTATCCAGACCTACTAGGTAAGTTTATAAACGGTGTGTGGATTGGTATGTTTGCCCCAGTTGAAGGCCAGGTAGAAACACTGTTCGGCCGTACTGTTAATAGGCTTACTAGTGAACGTGCGCTAGAAATCTTAGGTGACCCAGAGATTGATGACAGCCTGGGTAAGGTACCTGGAGTAACACGACAGATTAAATTAAAAAACTCGGGCAGTAGCCTTATGATGATGACCGCTAACCCACGTGCAAAGATTGAATCTAAGTCTTTCCACCTTATTGTTATTGATGAGTGTCAAGAAGCTGACGACTTTGTTGTTACCAAGTCTATCTCCCCTATGCTTGCGTACTACTCAGGAACCATGGTTAAGACTGGCACACCAACTACGCATAAGAACAACTTCTATCGCTCTATTCAAATTAACAAGCGCAGACAGACAACTAGAGGAAAACGCCAAAACCACTTTGAGTGGGATTACCGCGACGTATCTAAGTGCAACGCTAACTACGAGAAGTTCATAAAAAAAGAAAAACTACGTATTGGTGAAGAGTCCGACGAGTTCCAGATGTCATATTGCTGTAAGTGGTTGCTGGAAAGAGGTATGTTTGTAACCTCAGCTATTATGGATGAGCTGGGCGACACCTCTCAGCAGGTTGTAAAGGCTTGGCATCGTTCCCCTGTGGTAGTTGGTATTGACCCCGCACGTAAGCTAGACTCTACAGTTGTAACAGTAGTCTGGGTAGATTGGGACCGTCCAGATGAGTTTGGATATTTTGACCACCGTGTCCTAGATTGGTTGGAGCTACAAGGTGATGACTGGGAAGACCAATATTTTCAAATCGTTAACTTCTTATCTAGTTACGACGTACTTGCTGTTGGGGTTGACGCTAACGGCGTGGGTGATGCGGTTGCACAAAGACTCCGACTCCTCATCCCAAGAGCAGAAGTACATTCCATAGGCAGTAGCCAGCCAGAGCAATCTAAGCGCTGGAAACACCTCAAGGCCCTTATTGACCGTCGTATGGTCGGATGGCCTGCCCACGCTAAGACTCGTCAGTTGCGTAGATGGAAGCGTTTTTACCAACAAATGGTGGATTTGGAAACTAAATTTACTGGTCCTAACTTTCTTGCCCATGCCCCTGATGAAGCCCATGCCCACGATGACTATGCAGACTCTTTGGCAATAGCCTGCGCTCTAACCTTAGACCTAACAATGCCTTCTGTAGAGGTGTCAACATCTCCGTTCTTCAGCAGGTAATTACCCGTTTAGCCTGACTTTACGTCCAATAAGTAGGACACTTTTACACGAGGTCCTCAACCCTTTAATAAGGAGTATAAAAAATGGCAATTGCCCCAACACCTAAGTTCCCTGAGAATCCAGGTACCACTTACGACCGTAAGATGTCACCTGCTGCACCAGGACAGCGTGGCCCACTACGCTTTGAAGAAGGTCTTGCAACAGACACAGACATCCCAACACAGTTCACCACTGGTGCTATGCAGGGATACGAACCAGCTGCAGGTCGTCCAAATCGTAATAAGGCTGTTCACACAAAGACTGCAGAAGAAACAATGCGTGAGCGTGCTCACGTAGGTTCTGCTGCATGGGTTTCAGCACCAGCAAGTCTTAACGACTTTTCATCTGGTGCGTTTGCTGACCATGGCGACAACCGTTTCGAAGAAGTTAATCGTAGCGGCGGTCCACAGAAGTCTGGCAACCCAGCTGTAGTAAACGACTAGTTAGGTTTCCCACCCCCGTTCAGCACATTCGAACAGCTGCGGGGGTGGGCTTCCCATTTTATAAGGATTAGCGATGGCACTGATTAGAGGAAAAGAAGCAAAGGAAACGGAAGAGCGGGAACCCGCTAATCCTAAACTTTGGAACATGATTACTGCTCAAGCAAATAGTAAGTTCTCCAAGAACTCACCTGCTCGTGGGCACTGGATTCACTCTAGATACAACGCAATGGGTGGTCAGTATGTTAACTCTAAGCGCGACGTAGACCCACGCCTTCGAGACTATGTTGCCGAGGCGCAGAAGAAAAAAGAAGAAGAACAGAAGAAAAAGGTTACCAAGCCAGTAGGTAAGAAACTTATCCATGGCGAGCGGTTTCACTAATATAGATTTAGTGGTACCCTTTAACTCTAGTTTAGAGAAGGTGAAATGAGCGGCATTGACTTTTCGCCCCCATCGTATAGGGCGGCATCTAGCGACTTAACCATCTCCATTTCTCCACTCGGCTTGGTCGAGTTGGCAGATGAGGAGTTTGAAGTCCATGGCCCACGCCTAAATCGTTATTCACTTAACTGGGCGATGTATCTTGGCCACCATTATTCATACCGCCGTCAGATTGGCGATAGCCAGCTAGTACTTAATTACTACCGTGCTTTCTCAGATTTTATTATTAACTTTGCTTTTGGTAAGGGTGTTGACTTCCGTAGTCCACGTGAGACTGAAGCAATCATCCCAGACCTACTAGAACGTGTGTGGGAAGTAGATAACAACAAGGCAACAGTCCTATGGGAAATGGGTCAACAGGGAACAGTATCTGGTGACTGCTTTGTAAAGGTTGCTTACGAAGAACCTTGGGAAGACTCTTCAGGAATGAAGCACCCAGGACGTGTTCGTATCCTTCCACTTAACGCATCATTTGCGTTTCCAGAGTTTCACCCACATGACCGCGAGCGCCTTATCCGTTTTAAGTTAAAGTACCGTTTCTGGGGCACATCACTCGAAGGTACACGTCAGGTATTTACGTACACTGAGATTCTTACAGACGACAGTATTGAGGAATACATCAATGATGAACTTATTGATTCGCGCCCTAACCCGCTTGGTACTATTCCCGTTGTTCATATTCCAAATATTCGTATTAGCGGTAGCCCTTGGGGTCTTGCTGATTGTTTTGACATTATTAATATTAATCGTACTTATAACGAGACTGCTACTGACATCGCTGACATCGTTAATTATCATGCTGCTCCCGTCACAGTCATCATTGGTGCCAAAGCTTCACAGTTGGAAAAGGGCGCTAACAAGGTCTGGGGCGGTCTACCAAAAGACGCGAAGGTAGAAAACCTAGAAGGTGGCTCACAAGGACTAAAGGGCGCTATGGACTTCCTAGCAATGCTCAAGAAGTCTATGCATGAAATGGTTGGTGTACCTGAGACCGCACTTGGTCAGGCACAGCCAATTTCTAATACATCTGGTGTTGCGCTATCTATCATGTTCCAACCTTTGATGAACCGTTACCACCAGAAGATTATTCAGTACGCACGTGGTCTCGAGATGATTAATCAGCTTATTATCCGCAGCCTTGCTGTAAAAGAGCCAGAGATGCTTATCTGGGACCCAACACGTAACGTAAAGCTTAAGACAGGTCAAGTAGACCGTCTAGACCCTAACGACCCACTTACTTACCAAACCTACGTTCACTTCCCTCAGCCTTTGCCATTGGATAAGTTGATTGCGCTTAACGAAGTTCAATCTATGCTGTCCCTAGGACTTGAGTCTAAGGAAGGGGCACTCCGCTCACTTGGTGAGTCCTTCCCAAGCGATAAGCTTAATGAAATCCGTCAAGAACTTATGGATGACGCTGTGGCTGATGGAGCCCTTAAGCTTCTCCAGACCCAGATTGAACAAGAAATTGCTGAACTTACAGGCACCATGCCTAATCCAGAAACTGGAGGCAAGCCAGGCGCACCTCTAACAGAGGGTGCGATGCCAGGCGCTCCAGCAGTACTACCAGGAACGATAGACGAGGCTCTGATGGCCGCCGATATGGGCGAAGCAGACCTACGCAATAAACTGGTAACAGAAGCTTATGGCACGGTCCTCCCACAGAGGCGCGTACCAGAAGAGTACGAAAAATAAAGGTTTACCCTGACATTTTTTGTATTAACAAAGACAATAGATACAACGTTTGGTCATATGTGTTACGCCAGTAATGGCATTCGGAAAACGACCCCTAGGAGAAAAAGGAATCTTGTATGGAAACAGCAGGACTAAATGCAGAGGCTTTTGCAGCTGAAGCAGGAACCGTTCCAGTCGTAGCTGAGTCGTCAGGCAACTCTGTTGTCGCTGACGCACCTACTACTAAGGCGACTTCCAAATTTTATACGGAAGAAGACCTGGTTAAAGTTCGTAGCCAGGAAAAAGAAAAACTCTATCCTCAGATTGATAAGCTGAAGGAATTGTAGACCTAATTAGCGGCAATACCCGCGAAGAAGTAGAAGCAAGTATTGAGGGTTTGAAAGAACGTTCAAACAAGATTCTTGAATCGGCGCAGTTTGCAATGCAAAATGCCCGCAAAGAAATGACGGGGACAAGGGTAACCACGCCCCCGCTCGGACCAATGGACGACAATTCGGAGCAACGTGCGTTAACGGCTGAAGATATTCAGTCAATGTCGATGAATGATTATGCAAAATACAGAGAACGTATCATGAGCGCTACTGCTCGCGGTAAGTCTCGCGGCTTGTTCGGGTAAATCCCACAATCCCAAATCCAACCTACAAGGAGTAAACAACTAAAATGGCATCTGGTATTACGGGTACTGGCAATTTAGCCGCAGCCCCAACAGCGTACTCAGGTACAAACACACAGTTGACTCAAGCGATTCAGACAATCTGGTCAAAGGAAATCCTTTTCCAGGCAATGCCTATCCTTCGCTTTGAGCAGTTCGCAGTCAAGAAGACTGAACTTGGTGTTGCACCTGGTCTACAGATTAACTTCATGCGTTACAACAACCTCGGCTTTGCTAATGCACTTGTCGAAGGTGTTCGTATGCAGACAAATGCGCTTACAGCACAGCAGTTCTCAATCACAGTAACAGAGCATGGTTATGCTCTTGCTGTATCTGAGCTTCTTCTTAACGCATCATTCGATGACGTAATGGCATCTGCTTCACGTCTTCTTGGTCGTAACATGGCTATCTACCTAGACCAGCTATCACGCGACACACTTTACGCAGCGACTTCAACCATCTACGGTGAAGACCGCTCTAGCCTCTCAGCAGTAAACAACTGGTATGCATATGGCACAAAGGGTACAAACCGTGCAAGCATGACAGGTAACTTCCTCCTAACACCACATACAGTTAAGGACGTTGTTGAGACACTTGCAACCAAGAACATCCCACGTTTGGGCGAAACTTACGTTGCATTTATCCACCCACACCAGAGCCGTCAGCTTCGTGATAACCCAGAGTTTATCGAAGTAACTAAGTACGCTGCTCCTGGTAACTTCATGCTCGGTGAAGTTGGTCGTTTGTACGACTGCGTATTCATCGAAACAACACAGGTACGTAAGGTAGCTGGTGGTGCAGGAACTTCTTACACCGCTGACTCAGCAGTTGCTAACCCAACTGTTACACCTGGTGGAGGTTACATCACTCCAGCACAGTTCACAGGTAATGGTGGTTCAGACCGCTATGACGCTATCTTCATTGGAGATAACGCATTCGGTCACGCAATCTCTCTTCCAGTTGAACTCCGTGACGGTGGTATTCTTGACTTCGGTCGTGAGCACGCACTTGCTTGGTACTCAATCTTCGGTCTTGGTCTTATTACTGACCAGTCTGTTGTTATTGCAGAAACCAACTAATCCACAGACCTGGGTACGTCTAAAAACTGCCCACTCAACAGACACTAATTAGGAGAATATACATGGCAAGACAAGTAAAACCATCAGACGTTACTGGCCGCGCTCGTGAGAAGATGATTTCTGAAAACCAGGAAGCACTTCAGGCACGTGCATCAGAAATGTCTATGGCATCCGCTGAAGCCCAAATTAAACTTGATGAAGTTGTAGACGCTACTATTCCAAATAGAGCAACTGTGATTGAGGATTCTGTAACTGTAGTCGCTAATAAAGAAGAAGACTCAGTTGTAATCCGTGTCGTAGAAGACATCGAGAACATGACTCTAGGAGTAGGAAACTTCTATAGCTTTAAGGCTGGACAGAAGTACAAAGTGTCCAAGCACGTAGCTCAACACCTACAGGAAAAGGGCTACCTCGCTGGAGTTATCTAGCATTTAATGGGCGAATCAGCGGGCACACTTAGGTTTGCCCGCTTTTTCGTTACTATAGTTAGGAGTAGTTAGTGGCCCTGTTGTCGGACCTAATCTCTAGAACTCGTCTTGAGTTGGGTGACCAGCCAAAGGAGTTCCAGTTTGTCACAACTAGTGACGGAACTACTACTGCCTTCTAAAGTGCTCACCGTTAATGGCACAGCCTACCGTTACTTCTCAGATGCTGACATCACACGCTTTATTAATACAGCTATTGAACAGCATACATACGAAAGAACAGATGCCTACGGTAGTAGAGTAACTATGGCAACTCTGCCTGCTGTAGAAGAATACCCAATTGCTATCCTAGCTACTATTGAAGCCCTCTGGGTTCTAGCAACAGATGCTGCTTTTGATATTAATATCACAGCTCCAGACGGCGTGGTAATCCCACGAAGTGAACGTTACGCTCAATTGACAGGGATGATTGCACAGCGTCAAGAGCAATACCGCTCTCTATGTGCTCAGTTAAATATAGGCCTATGGCGTATTCAGGTTGGTAACCTACGTCGTTCATCTAAGCGCACTAATAAGCTTGTTCCTATCTACATGCCACAAGAGTTTGATGACGGCCGCAAGCCAGAGCGCGTGTATATACAGAACGACATGATTGGTCGACAGACCTTCCCATCCACAATCCAGGTGCAAGATTTAGTTATGAACCAGGGCGATAGCTACTCTCAAGACTTTATCCTTGGAGCCCCTGTTACTAATTTAGAGTTCTCAGCAGAGATTAGAACTTACCCAAATTCACCTACTCGGTGGGTAGCCTTCAATGTTACAATTGTGGACGTTCAGACTGGACGTATTAGAATTTCGCTACCACAACAGGACACACGCATTATAGTTCCGCCAGATAACGGTAACTGGTATCCACAGCCTACAGGTCCTACAGGTATTCTGGGTGGACCTACTGGACCTACAGGTCCGACTGGCCCTACAGGTCCTCAGGGAGATTACTCTCGCTATCTAGGTCTTTACGACACATTAGCTGACCTTCAAGCTGCAAACCCAAGCCCTGTTCCAACTAACTGGGCATTTGTTCGCGTTAATGGAAACGCCACACAGTTACGTTTGTACCGTCGCAGTAACAACGCTTGGGTATTTGATACTTTAAATATTCCTGCAGGTGCAACTGGCGCAACAGGTGCTACAGGTCGTACAGGAGCAACTGGCCCACAAGGTAACCAAGGAAACGCAGGTCCAACTGGCGCAACAGGACCTCAAGGTGTTTCTGGTTTAGCTGGTGCTACTGGTCCTGCTGGTACTCCTGGTCAAGGACTAAATCTTCTTGGAGAGTACGAAACACTTGCTGCATTACAGGCTGCACGACCAACAGGTGTGGCTGGCGAAGCTTGGTTACTTGCTAACGGCAATTTAATTATTTGGGATACCGTAACTTCCGCATGGAAGAATGTCGGTAATCTAGAAGGTCCAACAGGTCCTTCAGGAATCGCGGGCCCAACAGGTGCAACAGGTCCACGAGGAACACAAGGTTTTCAAGGTAGTCAAGGACCACAGGGAGACATTGGACCAACTGGACCAACTGGTCCAACAGGTTTTGCAGGACCACAAGGACCTACTGGTGTTCAAGGTGAACGAGGATTCTCTGGTCTTCAAGGTAACGTAGGTCCAACGGGTGCTACTGGAGCTACAGGTGCTACTGGTGCAGTTGGTCAAGGCTTTGCTGGAATCACATCAGTAACACCAATTACCTTAAGTACTGGTCTTAAGACATTTACTCTTAGCGTAGCTAATCACCCATTCATTGTTAACTCTATTGTTAGAGCTGTAGCAAACAACAACGTCTTTATCGATGGAAATGTTACAGCCGTAAATGGCTCTCAGATAACTCTAGATGTAAACGTTCCAGGACCAACAGGTCCACAGGGTATATCTGGTGGTATTGACTTATCCGTTACTCGTAGCGGAAGTGCATATTTAATTAATGGTTTATCAAACCCAGCTATTACTGTAATCCGCGGTCTTCGTTATCGTATTGTTATAGATACTCCTGGTTATACATTTAGAGTACAGACCACAGCAGGCGCCTACAGTTCAGGGGCTCAATACACATCAGGATTTAGCACTAACTTTGCTGCTGGCGTAGCAAGCGGAACAGTATTCTGGGATGTACCGTTTACTGGTCCTGCAACACTTTATTTTGTAGCAGAAGAAGACTCTTCGCTTAATGGCTCGTTTACAGTAACTGCAGCAGGTCCAGTAGGAGCAACTGGTCCTACTGGTGCAACTGGTGCAGCTAGTACAGTAGTTGGACCTACTGGTCCGCAAGGTAATATCGGACCAACAGGTGCGACAGGTGCACAAGGTATTCAAGGTATCACTGGTGCTATTGGTGCTCCTGGTCCACAAGGTGCTACAGGACCTCAGGGCCCACAAGGTGTTGCTGGTGCAACAGGTCTTCCTGGTGCAGCAGGTGCCGTTGGTGCAACAGGTGCCACAGGTGCAAGCGGTGCAGTTGGACCTGCTGGTGCATCTATCTATGTTCTTGGAACTTATAACTCACTTGCAGAACTTCAAGCAGCACAGCCTGTTGGTGGAACTGGTGATGGTTATTTAATTAATGGTGTCCTATTTGTATGGGGCGGTTCTCAATGGATTAGCGCTGGCGCTATTCAAGGACCAACTGGTGCAACTGGTGTACAAGGACCACAAGGTTTACTAGGACCAACTGGTGCACAAGGCGATACTGGTCCACAAGGTATTCAAGGTGTTGTTGGCCCAATCGGTCCAACAGGTAACACTGGTCCAGTATCAACTACACCAGGTCCAACAGGACCTCAAGGTAACCTTGGACCAACTGGTCCGCAAGGTCCTCTTGGACCAACAGGTCCACAAGGACGCGGATTAAATATCCTTAATGCCTTTACTACATTTGCTGAACTACAAGCGGCTGTTCCATCTCCAGTAACTGGTGACCCATACTTAGTAGCTGGAAACTTATTTATTTGGGATGGCGACCAGTGGATTAACGCTGGTCAGGTACAGGGACCAACAGGTGCCACTGGTGTTGCAGGTCCTACAGGTGCCACTGGTATCCAAGGTCTTTCTGTAACTGGTCCAACTGGAGCCACTGGTGCAACAGGTCCTCAGCCATTTACAATCGTTGGAACTTGGCAATCAGGTATTAGTTACCAACCTAATCAAGCAGTTTTCTATGACACCCCAACACTTAAGGGTACATACGTTCGTAGAAACAACAACTCTACTCCAGGCATAACACCTGTAGATGACCCAGCAAACTGGCTAGTTGTTGTTGCTGCTGCAATTGGTAATACTGGACCAACGGGCCCTACAGGTTTACAAGGTATTCAGGGTATTCAAGGCGTAACTGGACCTACTGGTTCAACTGGTCCTACAGGAAATCAAGGTTTACTAGGTCCAACAGGCCCTACAGGCACTACACTATTGAACGTAGATGGTGGCGGCCCTGCAACTAATTATGGCGGAGTTATAACCATCAACGGAGGAGACGTGAGCGGTCGACACTGGAAAATTTAAAGTTGGTAATGGTACACAAAACTGGAATGCGCTAGTATATGCCTCAGGTATTCAAGGACCTACAGGTCCTGCGGGTGCCGCTGGTGCAGCAGGTCCATCTGGCGCTAATGGCGCCGCAGGTGCTCCTGGTCCAACAGGTGAACGTGGTCCAACAGGTATTCAAGGACCTGCTGGAGATGGTGGAGTAGGACAACTACTTCTTAACGATGCACTGTTACAAACTGGAATTTACTTCCCAGTTGGAGCAGTAACTAACTTTACGACAGTGGTACAAACCGTGATACCACCGATTACGTTGATATAGGAAGGTAAATGAATGGCACGCAATATTGCGCCTGAGTATTACGAGTGGAACCCGACCACTAAAACAATCACCATTGACCGCTACATCAAGCGTATCCACATGTTCCTTATTGTTAACTCAACACGCAATAAGATTCTCTTTAACTTTAGTGACCCTGCGACAACAGTTAGTGTTAGCTACCTGTACCCTGATTACAGCATTGCTAATCCAGGGGGAGAAACCGCTTACCGAACAGTAATCCAGCTCAACGCTTCAGTTGATACAACAGGCATGTTGTCAACAGACACACTACAGATTGTTGTAGATGATGAGAACCAGAAGATTACATTTGATGACACATTTATTGATGGAGCTCAAAAGCTTCGTACCTCAGAGCCTCAGTCACTTATGGATACTGACTTTGAATATTCAGTACAGCCATCTAAGTGGGAAGGCCTTTTCTTAGCTAACGGCTACCCATCATTCTTCCCTAAAGCCTCTGGCGGTAACTCTTTTGATGTTGTTTCAATTATTGGAAACGGCAACTAATACACTTAACCGTTGGAGAGCAACTGTAGATGGCGGAGCACCAATCTCAACTGTAACAGCTATCTTTGACCAACCACACGGCATCTATCCAGGAAACCTTATTGTAGTTTCTGGTACTAACAGCTTTGATGGTAACTGGCAGGTAACTAAGGTTCCTACTCAGACAACTCTTGAATTTGCGTTAGACCGTCAACAGTCTGCTGTATCGGTTCCTACAACAGCGCTTATCTTTGCAAAGGGTGACGGATACATTATCCAGCGTCCTTATGATGGCGGTGTTTCACTATCAACTGCTACTAACTCAATGGGCTCTACTACCATTCGTCAGACCCGTCGCTACTTCCGTTACCAGTCAGGTAAGGGAATGCAGTTCTCAACAGGTGCTCAGCTAACTCCTGTGTACGATGTAGAGCA